GGCGGCAATTAGACGATCACGTAGAGCAATAAGCTCAGTTTTTGTGACACCATAATTGACTTCATACGACCACCATACACTCTCATCATTATACACATGGTTCAAAGTATTGGACACGTGTTTGTATTCAGAGCGTAGGTTAAGTCTGACACGATCTTGATATGTCAGGCCACTGAGGTATGAGTCTATCTTCGTGAGAGGGGCGACATCGTCAATGGTTTGACTACCGGAACGATGTCTCGATAGCATACCATACCACTTGCTCTCAACCTTGGCTAGCCATGCTAAAGCAATCTCAGCCATAAAAGGATCTAAATGAAAACTATAATACATGGAAAGAGATCTAGCTTCAATTAATTCTGAGAGTAGTGACAATCTGAGTTCGTCTTTGAGTGCTACATTAATCGCGTTGGTGGCAATCACAAAAGCGGATTTGGCTAAGGCTTTAAAAGGCCGAGGTTCGAAAAAGGGCACATGTTTGCGCCCATCGAAATACCGCACGAACCAACCCGAACAATATGTAGCTAAGTAAATAGACGTTTTTCTATGCGTGACCGGGTCACGTCCCCAAATGGAACTACCATCGACCCAAGGATTGCTCAAGAACAGTTTCTTGTTCATGAGTACCAACGAATCGTCACCATTAAAGAACAGAGTAGCCAAATTAACCAAGTTTAACCCAGAAGCATTCTGGGTTTTGATCAAAGCTTCCTGTACCATACGGGACAATGTTTCGTAAGTGGATCCAGACGTATTGACGTATAAATGTTGGGGATCGCTAGTGTGTTGTTTAAGGTGTTTATAACATAAATACGCGTGTGGCGCAAGGTTCACCATAAACTCTGGGGGTAGAAATTGTATCATCCTGGGACGAACAGGTTTTGACACGTGTCTAATTGCTATCTCAACTTTAACAAAGGACTTGCAAACCAGGCGCATGGCACTAGAAACAAGTTTAAAACCTTTGATGTCTAAACATTCACACAATATGTTCTTTTTCTTAAGATACGCAAGAGCTTTACATGCTTCTTTCTTCTTTGCGCTATCAAGATGATCATACCATTGCTTGAAATGTTCACTAATATTTATAACGTATGTGCCCGTCACATCTTCGTGGGTGAGAGACTCTACTCCCTTGTAGGTCACAGGTCGCCAGTAGTATTCTAAACCGGCATCTCGAACGTCATTGTGCACACGTAAACACAACGACTTTTGATAGTCTTTAATTTGCTCTAAGACGTTCGAGTATTTAACCCAGGAGATAGTGGTAGGTTTTACGTTTTTCAACAGACGGGCGGCTATGGTGGCTGAAAGGGAGTAATTCGTGTTGGAGAAAGAATGGTTGAACTCAGGGTGCACCGGACCAATGGTATAAATCAGCGCACCCGTCCCTCTGCCCGTAACTTCAAAAGCAGAAGGAACATTTACTTCCAGCCGCCGCAGCTCCGTCGTCCGTCAACAACCTATGGACACATTTAAATCGGTCACCACATAGGCGACCATAGATATCGGCATCCTAGGTTTGTAAGGCAACAAATTTGCTGCCCTGTAACCGGCATTTTTAAGTGGATTAATGTTGATAGTTTGCTGCCGGTGGTCAGCGCGATACATGTTCAACCAACTATACATACGTAACCAGAATTGTATATAGTTGATTTGCTTGGCAACTTTCCTAATAACCATGGTGTAAACGTTCAAATTTGTGCATTTGATGGCTAATGAAAGTAAACATGTAATTGGAGTGTCTATCAGCCAATGACTGAGACCGATTCCCCCGGTTAATCCACAAACCGCGGGGTATAAGTCTTTAGTTAGCTTATACCATGAAGAGACGTTAAAATAACCTACCGTTTCACGGTAGTAGGAACCGACAACGTCTAAAACGGTAAAGCCAATTTGCTCAATGACGGTTGTTACAAGAAAATACTCGAAAAGTTTATTCGACGTGGAAGTTATAGTGCAAATCTCGTACGCCATAGAAAATGCAGCGAGTTTGTCAGTGCTAGTACTACCGTCCTTAGTGAGGAAATAGTAAAGCCGACAAAATTTGTCTATGGTAAGTTCGTCGCTGCGCATTATGATTGCGTACATATATAACACTACGCTAGAAATTTTCCTGTAATCCTGGTTCTCTGCCATTCTTTTGTATTCCAAATACACTATTTCATTTTCTG